GAGTCACACATAGGCGGCTCACCGCGAAGCATGTTGCCCTTGTGCAGCCACCCGGCAAGGACAGGGCGACCGCTGGCGATTTCTGCTTCGACTAACGCTCCATCAGCATCATTCCTGAACTCGGCGTGGAGTCCAAGCTCTCTCAGCGTCCTCACCTGGGCTAATACGTCGGTCGTGTCGCCAAATCTTTTCCGCGCCTCCCCATACTCTTCGGCGGTTTTCACCTTGCCGTACATAAGAGCCAACATTGCCGCTGATGCGTCTAAACACCGCCGATACCCTTTGTAGTTGAAATCCAGTTGATGAACATAAGGGACAACTGCCTTCTGGGCAATGCCACTAGCCTTCCACGCCTCAAACCACGCTGCATCCTCAGCTAACAATTCTTGCGGCAGAGCATCTTCCAGCTCTTTTACTGCTGCTGCTTGATGGGGCGTTCCACGGAAATACTCGAAGAACGGCAGAAGTGCTAGCGCCATTAAGTTCCCTAGGCGAGGCGTCATCGCTCTAATCCTGCCGCGTCACAACCTTTGCTGCCATCAAGAAAACCTGCGTAATAAATCAAGCCAGCGCTAGTCAGCATCACACCAGATAGCACCGTCATCACTCCCAGAAGCACTGTGAAGATGACGCGCTTACGGATCACTTGTTACTGGTTGGTGGAAACAGATTCTTTTCTAAGAACGCTGCCACAGAATCATCCACTGTGTTGTCAGAGCGTTTTGCGTATGCCTTGATCAGATCTACAACCAACCGCTTCAAACTCTCAGACCGCAAAAACCGAAAAAGGATTGGCTTCAGGATCAAGAACATTTGAGTTCTCCAACTATTGAAAGTCTAGTTTCTGTTTGCGTGGCCTTCCAGTCGCGCCACTGACGCCTCAAGTTCAGCAAGCCTCGCGAACACTTCCTGATTGACGCTTCTGATGTCTGTGTGGAGCACATCAAGCTGGCGGCTGAGGTTGTCCACCGCAACGGTCAAACGCACCAGTGAGTCTCTGCCCTGTTGGTTTTGCTGCTTCAGTCCTGTGATGCCAAGCCCAGCGACGGTGATTGACGCGCCAGCTGCAGCAGCCCAGACTTCAACCATGCTTCGACCTCGGCATTAACTACATCATGGCAGAACCGCAAGAAAGTCAAGAAAAAGAAGGCGTTGCAATCGCGGACATCGTGAAGTGCGCTGTTTTGGTATGGAGCGCCACATTGCTCACTGTCTCTTATCTGGGCTTCTTCCCTCAGATGAAAATGGACAATACTTTTGTGGCTAGTTTGCTCACAGGGGCTATGGCCTCTTTTGGTATTGAGCGCAAGACTGCTAACCAGCAGAAAAAACAGCCACCTAAGATTGATTCAAAGGAGCCACCAAAATGAAGCATTTCCTGCCTTTGGTTACGTTGCTGGCTTTTGGCCCAGCAGCACACGCTGATCTAAATCACAAAATCCAAAGCAGTGTTTCGCTCCAAGTTGGTGGTGCGATGACAACTGCAGAGCGCATCGGAAGCTCGTTCTCTATTAGTGGCTCAGGTGTAGACAGTACAGATGGCACCACAGCAAACACCATTTCGGCAGGCACAATCACTTCCGGTGTTTACGCCCCAGGCACAATCTCTGTGACGCAGGACACACCTGGCAACGCTTTCAGCTTCAGTCAGTCATACCTGCAAGGTGACGCCGTTCCAACATCAGCCGTCACTGCGGGCACTGTCCCTAACTTCTCAAGCTTGCAGTCCACAGCTTCAGGAACTGCAGGTGATTTAGCGGGCACTGTCAGTTCTGCAGGGGCACTCACAATCACAGCAGGTGGCGCCAACACACTCGGCATCGGCCAATTCGTGACTGAACTCACCATCGACTGATGCGTGTTCTGCTTCTGCTGCTCTGCGGACTGATAGGCGAAACCTTTGCTTTTGCCAAGCCAGCACAATCCGTTCCAGTGGTGCCCAATTTTTCAACTGGTTCAATGACAAGTCATACAGAAACCAGAAGCAATGTCACTGAAACTATTGTCTCCGAAAGCTACGGCACAGGCTGGCAATACTCTGTCAGTGGCACCAACATTGAACCTGTCGGTGGAGCAAGCCTTACGCCAGGCACAACAACAGTAAATGGATGGTCAGCCTTAGACGTCAACAAAAAGCCAAGCTGGAAGATCACCAATCCTGGTGGTGCGTTTCAGTTTGTCGAAACCTATTCAGGGCCAGGGCTCAGCAACGTGACAACCATCCAACGAGTCACCGAAATCGAGCAAATCACAGACACTATTTCTACCTTCTCGCAGTAGTCCTAGCGTCACCTGCTAACGCCGAAACAATCGGTGGAGTGTCTGCCACTGCCGCTCCAACTGCAACCAGCTCTGGCAGCGTCACGAACCAAGCGGTGATGATTGCGCCTAGCGCAGCGTTCCAAAACACCTACGGCAACGGCATTCAATGCCAAGGCCCCACACTTACCGTCACGCCCTATGTCAACAGATCGAAAAGCTGGCAACTTCCGTATGTGGATTACTTTCCTGATCCCGTATATGACCTTTCTGATCTTGATGAGGATGGGGT